AGAAGCACTTCTAAAGTTATATTTTCCAAAGCTGTTAAACCTTGACTTGTTAGCTTTAAATTCAATTTGTATTCTGCTTAATTTTTCGTTTAATGATAACTCTTTCATCTTTAATTTTGTTTTAGTTCGTAAATTTGTTGTTTGATTAATGTTTTGTACTCTTGTGTAATTCCTTCTTCTAATGCTTCAAAGCAATAAGTAGATAGTAAATTGTTTTCCTGTTTTAGTTTACAAATTTCTGCTTGTAGTGCTTCTATTTGAAATCTGTTAAAGTCAATTAAATCTTTCATCTTATTTTACTAATATAAAGTTTACTACTATTAAAGCTGATAAAGCTATCATTCCAATAAATAGACAAAAGTTTTTTGCATCGGTTCTAAATTCTTTTTCTTCGTTTGACATAATTTCTGTTTTTAAAATTGTTATTTGTTATTGTTTGATGAAGCAAATGTATAAATTCATTTTAGATAAAATACTATCTTAATTTTTTTTAACAAAAATTTAACACTTTTGCCAAAAAAAGGGCTACCGTTTAAAGTAGCCCAATTTAACATTAACCAAATTATAAAGAGAAATCAGAAAAGACTATTTAGCTGTGTGTAGTGTTGTATTAGTTCTTGCAATTCTACATCGGTAAATTTACAAGTTTCTTTTGATTTAATGTATAGTTCTTGAGATAGTTTATCACCAAGATATTGACTAAAGATATACTGCTCACCATATCGGAATACGTTGCATCCTGCGCATTGTACTTGGCAATTGTCTTCATTCCATCTTGTAGACATATGTTTACGTGACATAAAGTGTCCGCATTGTAAACTTTTCCAGTGGTCTTCTTTACCACAAGTTATACATTTAGATATATCATTCACCGCATATCTGCGTCTTATATATATACTAAATACTGTATCAAGCTTTTTAACTATAGAAGTTCGTGTAGGTTTTTTAGTTTTCTTTTCCATATTCAAATATAATTAATAGATATTAACATTTTGTAAATAACTTTGCGTTTTTATCTATTTACTATGTCAAAAAAAACAACTAACTTTGCCTTGTTCTCAAAACTTAAGCATTTAGAATTTAACTAAAAGAATAAATAAAAAGACAAAAACAAAAAAAGATTCTAAACGCAAGAGAAAAAAGTAAACAAGAACAAAGAATTACAACAAGGCGAGTTATGCAAACTTATCTACCCTGTCCTGCGTATTTTTTCTTGTAGTTTTTACTGCTTTTAAGCGAAGAAGTTTTAGACTTTGAATGTACACAAGGTCTTGAAATTTTAACATCTAATTTAGCAGATACTTCAGTTTGTTTTTTAGCCATTACAGAAATAGTTTATTTTTAATTTGTCTATAGATATACATTCCTATTGGAATAAGTAGAAGCCATAAATAAACAAAATTGTTTACTTTTTTATCTATGTGCTTTTCTTTTATATTTTTAGTTTCTTGCTTTGATCTGGAAACTTTTTTTAGCACCTTTTTAGACACTATTATCTTACTTGTATCTACTAATACTTTGTTTTGCTTTTTATACTTTAAAACAGCGTTAAAATAGCTTGTGCCATCTATTACAATAGGTAAACTATCATTCAATGGTTTTATTTCTAATTCTGTAGTATTTTCAGTAAAATAAACATTTTTGTTTATAATTGAAGTGCTATCTGTTTTTGTGATAGCTGTAGAATCTGTATTGGTTTTTATATCTGTTTTAGATACATCTACTTTTCTTGAAGCACAAGAAGTAATTAATAAAAGTAAAACTAAATATTTCATTTGGTAAAGTATAATGCTGATTCAGCAATGCGTCTATTGGTTAAACCATTTAAAACTTTACCTGCAGCTTTATTCCACTTTAAAAACTCTTTAGCTATATTACCATCATTTGGATTTATGATAACCAATTTTAATAAAGTAGATTTTTGTAAATTAGCTACACCTACATTATACGCAAAAGAAGTTAATGCGTTTAGTTGGTTTACAGTTATTTTTGACTTTACAAGTTTCAATACATCTTCAGCAAATTCATCAGCAGTATGTGCTAATATTTCATTTGCGTATTCTTTTGTAATTGCTTTGTCTGTAATTTTAACTTTAGTTCCGTTTGGATAGTATGTATTACCATATCCGATTGTAGATATTCCTGCAGGGCATTTATAAGGTTTTGCACTATACCCTTCAAAACGTTTTATTAACTCGTAACCTTTATCGCTTAATTTCATTGAAGTCTGCTTTTATTTCTTTAGCCCTGTTAAATGCTGTTTTTAATAATTGCCAAATATCAACTTTAAATGATGCTTCTATGTTTTCTTTAATAGATACTAATTCAACAAAGATTAATAGTATAGCACAAATCTTGGTAAACATAAAGTCAAAACCAAAAGCTTTTTGTATAAACTCATTTAAAACGAATTTGTCAATTAAGAATAAAAAGATTATACATATTTCGTATAACGCCATTTTAGAAATTACATTACTTAATTTTCTACTTCTTATAGATTGTAAACCCTCAAGTTTTATGCTTTTAAATATACCTGTAAAAGTATCTAAAATTATTGCACTACCTACGGCTATTAATAAACCGTAGATAGGTACAAATAATAAAATTAATGAAGCAAAAAAATAATTAATGTATTTCATTCTAAATTTGTTATTCTTCTTATTCTTCTATTACTTCTTCTTTAGGTGCTAATGTATTAATAGCTTGTGCTACTGCTACTGCATCAGCTAATTGTAATAGACCACCTTTTTGTGCTAAATGTGCTACTTGTACTAAAATTTCGATTGCTTGTTTAGTTTCCATAATTGCTTGTTTTTTTATTGTTTATTTAATTTACTTAAAAATAACATAAAGTTACTTTTGTTTTTAGTTGCTAAATGGTGGCGGTAAAGTTACGTTAACAGGGTTAATTAGCAAGTCTAATTGCTTGTCTAAACTTTCTTCCATTGCAGGTACATCTAATGTAGCTTCTAACCATCCACAAACTTGCTCTTTTGTTAAATCCTCATAAGGTGTAAAATCCTCACCCGTAGGTAAAGGCATAGAAGTAGCCCCGTACATATCTGTACTAACCTCATCTTTTGTTGCAGCATAACGCCAATGTATTGTAATTACTACATCTTGTAAATCACCATCGTTTTTGATGCATTCCATTGCTGAAATTATCCACTTAAATTCTGTCATATTATTTTGTTTTTAAAATTTCTATTTCTGCTTTTAGTTCTTGTATTGCCTGAACTAATATAGGCACTAATTTTGAATAGTCAACTTGTTGCATTTCTTCAGCATCTTTTTCGCCACTTACTGCGTATGGAACTACTTCTTGTAATTCGTGTGCAATTACACCGTCCATTCTTAAATCACTATTTTTAAATTTAAAATCATATATTTTTATTTTAGAAATTAAATCTAAACCATTTATACTTTTAAAGTCTTCTTTTAAACGATAATCTGAAGTAATATTATAAGAAGTTGTAGTTCCATTTGTTGAAATACTACCTCTTTGAGAACCACTTGTATAAAAATTTATTAAAGTACCATTTGAAAAACCCGATGCTTTTGATAAATAAATATTGGCGTCATTATTTCTTTGGGATGTTAAAGTTCCGCTTGGTCCTTCAATTATAACACCCGTATTTGTACTACCACCATCGCTATTTCCTGATATTGTTGTAGTTCCAATTAATACATTACCACCTGAAGTGATACGCATACGTTCGGCTGTATTTGTAGCAAATCTTAAATTATCATTTCCTACTACAATTTCAGTTGATAATCCTCTATTATTTTTAATAGATAATTCGTAATCTAAAACTGTTTGGATTAAAACTGTACCTGCCGCTCCTGTCGTGTCAAAAGCAATTGCACTTCCGACTCCTCCTATATGTAGTTTTTGAGCGGGACTTGTTGTTCCTATTCCAACATTTCCACCTGAAGTGATAGTCATTCTTCTTGTATTGTTAGTATTAAAAGCTAACATACCATTTGCAACGTTATTTAATATGGCATTACCTGCACTATCAAATTGACCAATTAAAAATTCACTTGGACTAAATGACTCTTTTTGCGATATCATTGTACCTACAACTTCTAAAGTTCTTGTTGGCGAAGTGGTACCTATTCCTACGTTTCCGCCTGAAGGTTGTAATAATAAATTATAGACAGCATTATTTGCATCATTTCTTTGAACTTGTTGCCAAACATCTCCTGTATTTGAAACGCCCGTATAAAGTCCATATAAACCATTTGCAGAAAGAATTGCATTTGCTCCAATACTACCCGAACCTAAAGTCGGTGTTGGTGCTAAAGTTGCTCCTGAATTTACAAATTTAACTCCGGGCGAAGTTGTTCCGATTCCTACGTTGCCGCCTGAAGTGATACGCATACGTTCGACAGTATCTGTATAAAATGAAGTGAATCCTCCCCAACCTACACTTCTTCCATTTGATATTCTAAATTCTCCCGTAGAAGGTAATTGTTTGATAAAAGCGTCAAAACCTGCTCCTTGTCTAAATTCAATTCCGTGAAATGTAGCTGAATCTGAAGCCTGTATTCTAAAAATCGGACTTGCTTGTGAAATTTCTAATATGCTATTAGGGCTTGAAGTTCCAATACCTACATTTGTACCATTATCAAATATCAAAGAGTTACCTAAAGCAGTTGAACCTGTAAATTTAGGTAAGTAATTAGTAGTACCTGTTCCTGTAATTGGATTTGTTAGTAATGGTTGGTAAGCAGTAGATGTATAAGCATTAGAACCTAAATCACCTAATTGTGTAGTTAAAACACCTGTAGCATCGTTATACTTAAAGTTTGTTATTGTCTTTAATTGATTACTTGCATCAGCATAAACAATTTGACCATTAACACCACTTGCAGCAGATAAAATAGGCATATTGCTAAAGGTTTTTACACCTGAAATAGTTTGACTGCCTGACAATTTAACAACTGCACTATCTAAAGCGTATGTAGAACTATCTACACTACCATCAGCTTTTAAGAATTGTGAACTTGTGCCACCTGATTTAATGAATTTATTTCCTGTTATTTCACCCGCATCATTTATAGTAAGAACGTTGCTATTTGATTTAGCAATTACAAAAGGCAATCCTGTAGCACCTGTGGTATTATTAATAAATAAACCAATACCACTTGAAGTACTATTTATATATGCACCTTTACCTGTTGAATTGTTTTGTAAATATAAACCATTACCTGTAGAAGTATTGAACGAAGATATACCATTACCTGTAGAACTATTTGTAACAAAAATACTTGATGAACTTGTAGCGTTATTAAAGCTTTTTTCACCTGTAATAGTTTCTGCTCCTGTTAAGTGAACAACTGCATTGTCTAAAGCGTAAGTGCTATTATCATAAGAAATAGTAGTACCTGATATTTTAACAAAACCCGTTCCATTTAAAGCAGCTTGTTTTGCGTTCCAAGTAGCCGCACTTGCAATATAAGCATCAGCTAAATCAGTATTTAAATGCAATTCGTCTAACAAAGTAACACCACCTAAAATACTTGCAGCGTTTCCACTTCCTGAAGTTTTAAGTACTGTTAATGCTTCACCACTACCACCTTTTGTAATTGAAGCAGCGACACCCGAGCCGCTTGCGTGATTAATTACTAAATCCGCAGCGGTTAATTTGTGAGTTCCTAAATTAACGTTTGAAGTTGCACCCGTGTAAGGAACAAGCCCACTTATATCAGTTGTGTAATTAGGTATGTTTAAAGTTGAACCTACTAAAGTAGCTGAACCACTTGTACCCGTTGTAGTTAAAGTTATTGTGTTTTGTTTAGCATCTAAAGCAGCTTGTAAGTCTGTTTGACTACTTAATGTTCCTGTAATTGCACCCCAAATAGTGTTATTAGCAGCGATTTCTATATAAACTGAACCACTCCAACGATAGATTTTATTATTATCTAATGTTACATATATCTTACCCGTTTCACCCGTTGCAGGTAAAGCAGCATAATTAGCTACTTCTACTACGTCATCTACATAAGAAGGTAATTCTGAAGCAGGAACTTTACCACCTACTAAATTAGCTTTTAAATTTAAGGCGTTTTGTAAATCTGTTTGGTCAGATAGTGTGCCTAATATAGTACCCCACTTTGCAAAAGAAGAACCTCTATTAACGTTAATTTCAATTACAGTAGGTGTTATATTCAAAGTAACATCATCTGCATTATCAATTACGCTTATATCTACGATTTGGTCGTTTGGCTGTGCAGTAACTTCAATATTATTTACAATTTCAGTTACACCAATAGTAATATCATCACCCATTTTTTTATCTTGTTACTTCGTTAGTAATATTGAACCCACCTTGTACATACGTTTTAACTACTCCACTCGCTAAAGTAATTTGAATATCGTATACATAATTGTAAACAGGGATGTCTATAATTTGTGTGTTAATTTTAAATTCTCCATTTGTGGCATTAGTTATAGTAATACCTGCTGAAGAAACCGAAGTAAGTGATAAAGCAGCTACAGTATCTGAATAGCTTTTGCGTAATTGCATTTTAATAGTTGCACCTGTTAAATTAACAACTGTAGTATTAATCTTTAATTGAAAAGCAACTTCATCAAAAGTGTCTCCTTTTATATGTGTGAATTGTAAACTCATTTTTTATCTTTTATTTTATTTAAAAATAATTCTAACTTCTTTACGTTAGTTTGTTTTGGTTTGTAAGTTTCTTTTAGATTACCCATCCTATGAAATTTGCTTCTGAGTCAGGGAACATATCCCCGTTTGTGTTACTATTGTATTCAGGGAAAATTGCTGTTTGGTAAGGTATATAATCTAAAAACCTATTTGTGTAATGCTGTGCAATATCCCTTTCCTTTTCAATTAAAAAATCTACTTCGTTTTTTTCTACATTTGTACTATTTTCACTATTGTGTTTAAATACACCCTTATTAGCTACAGTATAGGCTGCAAAAGGCAAATATTCTACCATAGCCCAATGTATTACCATTGGTTTGATATACTTGCTTAAAAGCGTTGTATATGGGCTTGCTAAAGTACCTGCTACGATGTCATCGTTTATTTTGTCAAATAGCTTTGTACCTAAATAGTTTTGAATGTGTGTGTCTTGTGCAATTTTTACAAACTGAATAAATTTATCCGTGTCAACGTTTCCATTCATTACTGTAAACTTTACTATATCTTCTCTTGTGACAAATAATGCTTGCGCCATCTTTATAATTATTTAGGTAAGAATCCTTGGTTAGGCATATCAATAGGCTTTTGATACACTAATGGATTGTTAGTTGGTAATATTTCTCCTTCTTTTCTTGCTTGTGCGGGTGTAATTTGTGCAGCTAATGGGTTGTTAATATCAGCTTTTTTTCTATAGGTTTCACGTGTCCAAAAATGGTGACAAGCCCCACCGCCTTTATATAAAAATACATCGTAAGTATCTGCTCCTTTTGGACCCCAACCCTCGTTGACTTTAGTTTGGCTCATTCGCATTATATCTTCTTTTCTATATACTTTATTAGCTGATAGCATTTTAACGCAAAATGGACGGCTATTTTCGCTTTCCTTGCCGCTATACCTGTAGCGTGATTTAAATAATTTACCGTCTTGTTCAGATTTTGCATTAGGGTTTGCAATACCAGTACTAACAAAGTTCCAAACTTTACTTAATAATGATGTTTTAGGGTTGTTTAAAGCTTCTAATTCTGCATCTAATTTAGCTTCTTCTTCATAAGTAACTTCCCTTGCATCAATTAACTCCCATTCGTTTAAATCAATTTCTTCACCAAATGAATCTAAATCAATATTATCTAAATGCGAACTCATTTTAATACCAGTTTCTTCTTCAGCAGTTTCTGCATTCATACCGCTTGCATCTACAAACTCTAAAGGCTGTATAGTTTTAAAGTATAATTTTAAACTAATTTCATTTACTGCCAGTACCTCATCTAAAGCTTCAATTATTTCAAGTTGGTAAGGTTTAATTACTATATTGTCAAATAACAAAGTAGCGGTTTTAATTTCATCTGCATTATTACCTAATCCACCACCTGTATCACGAATACCTAAAAGCATAGGGCTTGTAACCCTGTGGCCTACAATTAACTTTTCAAAACATTCTTTAGATAAATATTCATAGTGTGCAGGTGCATCGTTTAAAGGAATGTCTTCTACTGTGGTTTTGCTTTCAGCATTAGCGTTAAAAGCTACAATAACTTTTTCTCCCCTTGAACCTGTTAATTTATTTAATACGTCACGCTTGATTTTGTCACGCATTTCTTCGGTTGGAATACCGTTATTAAAGTTGATTACTTTAGTACCACTAAAACCGTTTTGTACATCGTTAATTAAGTATTCACCAATTTCTTCTTCTAAAACAGAATAAGGCAAAGCACCACTATAATCAATAGGTGTATAATAATGGAAACCTGAAACGTATGGTTTAATAACATATATTTCAACTTCATTACCATTACCAAAACCAAAAGCAGGAATGCGTTTTGCGGCCTCTGAAGGCTTCTTTTTATTCCAGTCAGGATAATAGTACCAAGCTTCAATTTCGCCCTTGTCATTGCATTTTTCTGCTCTTAAGGTGTGCATAGGAAAATGGTCTAAGGTTTTAACTTTTCCTTTTTCCATTACTACCTGCATTGCAGCCATTCCAAGCATCTTTCTTTCTAAGGCTACTTTCTTTAACATATCGCCTTTAATAATGCTACGCATCTGAGCGTATTCATTAGGCTTTTTGTTAGAATCTAAAGCATCAATACCTTTACCGTAAATCATATTGGTAACACCAGTGATAATAGCGTTGTTTGTTGCTGAATATAAATACCTGTCTATTAAATACTGAAAGTAATTGTTGTCGCTTCCGTATTCTATAAAGTCGTTCTTTTTGTTTTCTTGAATTACAGGGCTTGTGTAAGCACTTAAATTTACAATTGATATATTACTCATAAATTATAAAATCGTTATTTGTAGCGTGTGCCACATATTCATCTTTGTTGACTGTATAGTTAACTATATTTTGGTTAGTGCAAAAAACTTTATCTTTATAAACTACTTCAGCACCATTCTTAATAGTTAAATTATAAAATGTATCTTGTAATAAATCAAAAGCAGTAGTAGTTGTCAAATAATATTTATCTAAAGCAAATGATGCAGAAATAGTCTGTACTTCGTTTGTAGTTTCGTTTCTTAATACAATAGTATCTGCCCCATAACTACGTGGTATGAATTTTAAAACTTGTGCAGCTTCTTGTTCTTTTAAGATTATCATTATATTTTTTATTTAATAATAAATGTATCCACTTATTGTTATTTAAAACAAAAAAAGGGCAGCCGAAGCCACCCATTTTCCAATCAAAAAAACAAACAATTATGAACCTGAAACTACTGTAAACCCTGCAGCAGTTAAAGTAGTACTTAAGAAGTTAGCAGGTACAGGTTCTTGGCCTGATAATGTCAAAGTATATCCTGACAAATCACCCATAGCAGCTCCTGTCACAATTGTACCACCAGACACATCCATTCCGTGTTCTAAACCACAAAGAAATAAGTTTCCGTTATTGTCTTCAACAACTACCTGCGGGCGGCCATAAGCTAATAATTTAATTTGTTTGTGGTCTACAATAGACAATTTCTTTAAAGTTAAGTTCAAAGTTTGTTCAAAGAATGTAGTACCATTTTCTCTTGAAGAAGTAATTGCTTGTTCAAATGAACTATTACCTTTCAAGTCATATTTGTAAGCACTTGGCGTACCTGCTACAGCGTCAATAACATCTGTATTAGTATCGTCATAAGTTACTCCAGTCATATCTCCCCAGTTTACAAAGTAAACCGATTTTAATCCACCATTGCTATCTTTGCAAGGTTCAATTCTACCTAATGAAATTTCACAAGCCATCTATATATATATTTAAAAGTTAATAAAAAAAAAGGGAAGGCATTTTACCTCCCCTTTTTAATTTAAAAAGCTAATTTTTAGTTAGCAGAGTTTGTGATTCCGTAAGTTACGATATCTTCAACAATTCCGTATTGAACTGCAGCAGTAAACCTCATTACTACACGAACGTTTTGTGATCCGTCAACTGGAGACATATCAATTACTTGAACTTCGTTTTGGTCAGATAACAAACCAGTTCCAAAGAATAAGTTAGATTTTTGAGCAGCGATAGCAGTGTTGTTAGCTAATCCGTTTGCAACAAAGATCTTAACACCATCAAAAGATAATGAACCATTGTTAAACCATTGTGTTCCTTGAGCGTTTGTACCATTAGCACCCAATCCTGACGCACCAAATCCACCTAAAGCACGAACGTAAGCACGAGCGATGTTTTGAGAAACGTATAAATACAAATCTTCTTTTCCGTAAAGTGCAGCAGGAATAGCGTCAACGATTTTTCCTAATTCAGCCACAACGTTAGAAGCAGTAACTGTAGTACCTGCAACTTCGTTAGCAGTTGGCAAAGCAGCATCAGCAGCTAATAAAGCAGCAAATCCGTTAAATTCACCTGCATTAGCGGTAGCACCTCTCCAAATGTTTTGTTCTGTTTTTTCAGCAACTTTAGCAGCAACGTGAGAAATTAAGAAATCAGCAAAGCTTGAAGGCAATGAATCAAAAGCAGAATATCCCATAGAAATAGCTTCCCAAGTTGAGTGGAAGTCTTTTTTACACAACTGTAGGTTCACTTGGAATTCCTCAGGAGTAATAATTCTTTCGCTTAATGTTACAGTAGATGTAGCAGAAAAATCACAAGTTGCATCTTTTACGATAGCATCGGTAGCAATTTTTTGGATTACAGATTTATACTTAACATTAGGCATTACCTCAATTCCACCATTTTCAATAGTAGAAGCAGATAATAAAGCAGCAGAGATATATTTTGAAGCAAATTCTCCTGCATAAGATGTAGTGATACTTGTAGTAGTCGCCATTTTTATTTATTTAGTTTATTATTAATTAAAAAGTTTTGCCATAACTCTATCTTGAGTTGTCATAGCGCGGTTAGATGCAAATTTTTGAACTTGTGGTGCTTTAACTTCAGGTGAATGTGTTAATGGTTCAACACTTAATTCAACTCCTTTAGATTTTAAATCCTCATCAGTTTTATCTTCTTCATCTACAGAAAGTTTTACACCTTTCAATTCAGCAATTTCATTTCTTAATTTTTCAATTTCAGAAAAGAACATTTCTTTAGTGATTGATTCAACAATCTTTTTAGGAGTTGCTTCAGCAGCAGCTTCAACCTCAACTTCAACTTCAGGAGCTTCCATTTCAGGCTCTGGCATTACTTCTTCAGGCATTTCAATAGCTGCAATTACACCTTCAACTTCAACTTCTAGAACATTTCCATTTTCTAAAATGTATTCGCCAACTGGTAACGCAATTCTATCTTCCTCGTTAACTATAAAAACAGCCATAGCAGGTTCAAAAGCTTCAGCTTCTAAAACAGTACCGTTTTCAAGTTTCATTTGGGCAAGTTTTACTTCCATTCCCAAAAGAGTTTTGATTTCGTTAATTACACTCATTTTTAAAATATTTAATTTGTTTATTAATAATTTTATTTTTATTTGTTATAAATTAGGGTTTTAACCGTTACTTCTAACAATAGTTTTTACACCATCAATTATTGTAATAGTTGCACCACCTTGTTGAACTGTACTACCAATTCCTTGTGATTGTAATTCACCATCACAATTTTTAACATCGTACTTTCCGTCTTTACCAAGACAACCCCTGTTACCGCCCTTTGGACTTGTTGTTTTTCCCATTATTTTATTTATTATATTTAACAATTATTTACTTCTTATAGATTTTAATTTTCTTTGAGCCCATTCTACACCTGCATCACCACCCCAAGCTAACCACATTAAACGGCCACAACCATCACCAAGTTCTTTGTCAGAATTTTGTCTTTGTCTTTCAAAGCTTGCCATTCTTGCAATAGTATCTTCGCTAATTGGTTCACGGTTTGCTAATTGGTTTGCTCTTGCTTTACCTACTGCAGTACCACAACTACCCCAACCATTTTCTTCAGCATAACGCAAAGCTATTTTAGCATTTTCAGTAGCTTGTTCAGGGTAGTCTGTATAAGATTCTAAATCAACCTTTTTTTTTTGGTCTTTTAAAATTATATCTTTTATTTTTTGTATAAGTTCTTGTTCTTTTTCTAACTGCAAACTCATTTCTAATTTGTCAGCAAAATAACCTTCAATGCTAAAGCCTTTTACTTTACCTGTTTTAACAAAGTCATTCCAAATAGTATCATTATTTACTTTCATACTAACCATCCAAGTTCCAACTGGTGCGTTTAAACCATATTTTTTAGACTTGTCCATTTCGGTATCTTCTACAATCCAAGATTCAACTACAGACAAATCATTTATCTTTTTTTGGTGTTCTAATGTAGCGTTGTTTTGGTTGCTATTCATTAAGAACAATTCACTTGCTTTTTTTACAGTTGCATCTGAAAAGAAAATATAATACTCATCTTCACCATTACGTCTGTAAATATTTTTATTTGGAATTAAAGCAGCGCCCATTAAAATGCGCTTTTCATCATCTACTTTTGCTAATTGTAATTGTTGGTTAAGTGCTATGAAGTTTTCTTCTATGGCAGGGAATTCTACAACTGAAATAGCTTCTACACCACTTAAGTCTTCTTTTTCGTCTATGATTAATTCTACTATTCGCATTTTATTTTTATTTATAAATTAAATTATTTGTTTTTTGTTAATTACCTAATGATGCAGTCTTAACAATATTTCTATCTAAACTTTGTGCAGTAGTTACATCACCTGATACTACATAAGCTTTAACGGGTGCTTGATTACCTAAACTTTGCGCAATTTGATTTTGCCCGCTTGTACCTACTACATTAAAACTTGGTGCAGCAGCTGCTGTAGGTGTTGAAGAAGCCATTACACCTGTAGCGGGTTTAGGCATAGAAGGAACTGAACCACCACCACCACCACCGCTTGGTGTTTTAACAGCCAAAATAGATTTAACAGATTTAATACCACCTGCAATAGCTAAAGCAGCGTTAATAGGTGCTAATATAGGGCCAACAAATGGAATACCTACAGTAGATTCATAAGCTTTTTGTGCAGATAAAAATGTAGATATAGTTGCACTTGCTACAGCAGCAGCTTTTCCTGCAGCAGTTTCTTTACCTAACAATTCAGATAACCCTGATAGCGTAGCAGAAGCGGCTTCGGCTGCTTGTATTTTAGCTTCTTTTTCTTTTTTAGCAAGTTCTATTCTTGAAGCTGTATCTTCCGCTAAAGTTTGTGTATTTTTTGCTTCTAAATTGTCAACCGCATCAGCTATTTCAAAAAGGTCATTAATCTTATTTTCTTTAGCTTCCATATCAGCAATGTTTTGTGCTGACTTGGCTTCGCTTATTTTTATCTGAAACTGATTAAATTCTTCTTGGTCTTTTGCTGCTTTTTCTTTAATCTTGTCATCAGCTTCTTTTTGAGCCGTTTCATTTTTAACTCTTTCAGCTTTTGAAGTTTCACTTGCTTGTCTGTCTATTGAGTTAATAGATAGCTGTAAACCTGCTCTATCGTTTTTTAGTTTTTCTAAAGCTTTTCTTTGTTCGGCTACAACTGCATCACCATCTTGCTTAACTTTTACAGGGTCAAACATAAGTGAAGATAAACCACCAAAAACTTTGTCTTCTAAACCAAAATCTTTTCCTAAAGCTTTACCAATACTATCTACTGTTTTTAAAAGTAAAGTTAATGGTATGCTTATAAATTTTAATACCCCCGCTAAAATATCTTGGTTTCTTCTTGCTGCTTCAGTTTGTGCTTTAGCAGTAGCAATAGATTGCTCTATTTGTACTTCAGATGCTTTAATTACTTGGTCAGTCTGTGCTATTTTAATTTTTAAAATATCCTTTTCACTTTTACCTTGTAATTTTAGAATATTATCTTGACCACCAATAGTGTCTAATTTTTGCTGCTCTTGTTCTAAATTTCTTTTAGATAGTGCATTTAAATTTTTCTGTTCAGCACTTACACTACTAACCGCTTCTTTAATGTCATCCCAATAAGCGTATATTGCCCCTGCAGCGATTACAATTAAACCAATACCTGTGCTACCGATAGCTGTTTTAATAGCGTTAAATGCGTTTACACCTACTGCTTTTAATTGTTTAAATGAATCCCTTGCTTCTCCAAGACCTTGCAGCCCTTCGGCAATAGCCATTGCGGACTGAACTTTTAAAAGCTGCTTTTCTAAATCTTTGCTTTCAACACCAACTAAACCCATCGCACCCTGATAGGCAGCAAAACCACTTGCTACACCACCCAAAGATGAACTTAATGCGTTAAATTTTGCATCAGGATTGAAGGCATCTGTTAAAGCTTTAGCATCACCAATTCTATCTTTTAAAATAGCGGCTTTTTTAGCAGCTTCTACTGCCTCTCTTGAAGTGTCTCCAAACTTATCAGATAATTCTGCAACCTCTTGTTGAGCAAGTCTTAATTGCGTTTTTAAACTAACTACAGATTTTGTAGTTTCGTCAATATTATCGTTAACTTGAAGATTTACTATTTTATTTTCCATTGTCTTTTAATTTGGTTTATTCCTTTACTCCAAGTTGTAGGTATTTCGTACTTGCCTTTGGCTATTTCTATCGTTTCGCTTTGTCCGTAATGGTTGTCTAACATTAACAGATTTAATATTTCTTTTATCATATTATCTTGCAAAAATTACATAATCAAAGTTAACGTTTTGTGTAACTGCTGCAGTTTCTCTAATGAATATTGTAAATCCATTTACAGTTTTGTTACCAATTGCGTATTGAACTTCATTGTCATTTTGACCTGCACCTGCAGAAATAATAGTTCCGCAAATTATATAATCAGCACTACTTAATGCAGTAGCAAATGTTGCTGTGAAACTTGCTGTAGTAGTTGTAAGGTTACCCATTGTTAGCGTTCCTTTTGCTAATGGTTTAAACGAATTAAAATCATCCATAAAATTTAATAATGCAGTTTCTACCTCTCGGTGTTTTACTGCTGTTATTGTAGATGCTGATGCTAAATTTGAATCTATTAATGCTTGTACTTCTGCTTTTGTCATTTTTTTTATTTTTAAATGTAATAATCTGATGAATAATCTGATGAATAATCTACTGTGGGTGTAATTGGTAATGGGTCAGGTGTTGTTATTCTGAAATCACTAATCAATTCTAAATCTACTAAACCCGTATTTAAGTCTATTTTCATATTATTAATAATATAAATCCTATCGCGTATTACTAATCTTGTATTTAATTTTATAGAAGTTAATAAGCTTATAGGAAACTTCGCCTTAACACTATACTTTCTTGATTTAATATTATAAATGTTTTGCAAATAAGAATTGTAATACGTGTTATATAAACCTGATTGTATAGATGTTAAATAAAAACTACTAATATCAGCACCAAAGTTAGATGTGTAATTAAACCCGTTTGCAATTGTATCTTGCCCAAAGCAATTATAAGTTAAGGCATTTACTCTTGATGTAGTCAAACTACCTATGTAAAAATCACAACTTGCTAAAACACCTAAATCGTAAAGTATTACAGGTTTAGGAATGTATGCTTTGAAATCTGTTTTTAAAGAATATCCTACTTGTAAATTCTGACCTGTAAATTTATTGAATAGTAAATTTTCAAAAGGTAATTGAATTGTGTAGTCACCACCATCAGAATCTAAATCAGCTTTTAAATCACCATACTCAATAGCATTATTGCTGAAGTAATTTACGTTCATAAAACTTTGACTTTTTGTATAGTTAAAGTTTATTTTGTTAAACGTTTCTAATTTTGAAACTGTTAAATCATCAGATAAAACATATTGGCTAATATCTTCAATCGCTCCATTTGTGTACCAACTTTCTAACTGCTCTATTTCGTATACATTATCTTGATAACTTAAGCAAGTAAGGTTAAACATTTTTAAGATACCACTAAAGAAATCTTCTACTTTCATTTCAGGCATATAAGCAGCTAAATTTAAACCTTGAGTTGAAGAAACTGTAGGTGTAAATACAGAGTATGTACTATCTGAAATAGGAAAACCTGTAGAGTTAAAAGTCATCATATAAAACTCTAATTCAATGCTGTAATTCATTGGCTCTAAAGTTTCTATAAAAAAAGTATAAACCCCTTCTTCAACTGAAGTAAATGGTGGTATTATAATTGCACCTGTAGTGGATGCTTTAACTTTACTAAATAAATTTCCGTTTTTATAAGTATAAATAAAACAATCTTCTGAACCTGTAGTAGTTAATATAGCCCTTAAACGATAAGTATTATACCCGCCTGTAGGGTATGACTGATTAAGTAGAGTTACACTATTATTAGTTAAATCAGCAGTAGCAAAATTTGGTGTTCCTGTTACAGAATTTAAATCAAGTCTTGTTAAATTACCTTTTACATTAAATACATCTGCATTCTTTAACCAAAGAAAAGCGTTTTTAAACTTTTCATCATTTAAAAAAGTGCTATTAAACGAAATACCATAATAATCTTCTATTGCTTCAAATACTTTATTTAAACGTAATGCAGGGAATAATTCACTTGTATCTACAAATGAACCTATAGTAGTTATATCTTCAGCGCCTGTATCAGCCCATAAACGATTTGAAGTAATCATTGGAAACTTAACATCGTTATCTACACCACCTGTTACCCTTGCAACTACATCGGCATCTGAATAAACAAAGCTATATGCTGAATAATTTAAATCAGATAATAGTTTGCCATTAAATATGTCTTTTAAAGAAACCAAACTACCAAAGAATGTTATAGTATAATCTTGTGGCATTCCGTCTTTAAACGTAGCTTTTTCTAATTGTATGTTTCCATTTCTAAAAGGTATAGTGTCTAATTCAATATAAGCTGCTTTTCTTTTCTTTGCATCAAATCCACCATCAATAGAATTATCATACCAATGTGAAAAGATTTTATTGTTATTGTCATTAGCAGGTACTGTAAAAGATTGACTAAAATCTGTGTAAACCTTTGAAATATCTGAAGCATCTTGAACTGAACTATTTAAAGATATTTTTTCATCATCAAATAATGCAACCCTTTTAGCTACACCATCTATATAAATATATATTCCTACTGTTACCATTAAACTACGTTGTTAATTAAGTTAAATGCGTATTCAAAATCTATTTCATAATTCACATTTCTATCTATTAAAGAAGTCTTTAATGTAGTTGCTTGTGTTTTAACTTCTACAGGTAAGCCATCTAACAAAACCGTTTCACTTAATAACAAATCTTGTATTAAATCAGAATAGTTTTCAGGAACAAAACCTGAACTTAATTTAATTGATTGTTTACCATTAATGTTAAACGATTTACTTTGCCCTTTAGACACGCTGTAATTAATTGAATCTTGAAGTTGGTTATAACTTGTGCCTTTAGTATTTATGTTGTCTATACGTGTCTTAAAAAAGGTTAAGAATTGCCATCCACCAAAGCGATTAATATAAGAACAAATTACAGGCGAATATTTAGGTTCACAAATTGGAATAACTCTATAAACGTAATCAGTATCGTTATAAGAAATAGTTAACGTGTTACCTTTATTGTATTTTACGTTTGTAGTTGTCAATGGTATTTTTAACATTCCTTTAGTTTCTGTGTAACCAACTACCAATTCATTACGACCACGTAAATCTTTATAAGTTGCTTCTATTACATCACCAACTTCAGGGTTAATTAAAACGTTAACATAAGGGATAGATTTTGTAATGTCGTATCTAATTTCTTTTTCTCTATCTGATAATAACACAAAAGTGTCTGACGGGTCTGTGTAATTATAACCACCCACAAATTGAGTGTAGCCATTAGTGCCTAAATAAGTAGTAGTGTCTAATAAAGAATACCCTTCTTCAGTTTCTGTATATCGTTTAACTTGCACGTTTGCCCACATAGAAGTAGAATCAGTTTCACCTGCAGCGTAAATAGGTGCTACATTATCAATATATTCTTTTATGAATGGGCTGATGTTATAGATATTTTCTATTTGACTTGCACTTGCAATAGGTTTACTGAATATATAAGTAGCATCTGTAGGTGCTGAACCTGTACCATTCCAAATTCTTAATTCTATGCGTGAACCTAATTGGCCTGCTTCGTCTACTGTTATAAAGTACGGGCTTCTTGAATATATTATCATTTTATTTTATATCTTTTAAATTATAATCTACCATTGTATCTACATCTTGACCAAATGCTTCCATTAAATCAGTGTCTATATATTTTTTATATCCTGCTTCAAAAGGTTTAGTGAAAAATAAACTTGGTTTAATTCCCCTTGAATAAATATTTCTTGCAATTATCTGGGCTATTGTTTTATAATTGCCTTCTTTAAATTTACCTTTTTCATCACGCAATCTTATATTTTTATTCTTTGCCCATTTTTCTATTCTATTTGTAAATTGACTCCATTTGCCTCTAAAGTTGCCGCTACCAAATCTATATGGACTATTTGGCGCTTGTTGACCCCTTATTTTTGCGTTTGCAGAAACCTTTGACGGGTCTTTACCTTTTACACCTTTGTCTACAAACTGACCGTATTCGGCCATAGAAAAGCCTACAATTGAATAATTATCTTCAGTTATTACTTCACCTTTTAAACTATTATATAGTTCTTTAGAATCTGCCTTGCCTGCTTTAGATAAATTACTTCTACTTTGTTGTATAACGTAATCTTTAAAGCGTTTTAATACTTGTTCAACTTCTTTTAGTTCTTTTGCCATATTAACAAATAGTCATATCGTTTTGTGCAATAACATTAAAGCTTACCGTTACACCTGCAACCTTATTTTCAAACCTGTCTACAAAGTATTCTATACTTGCACCATCTTGTAATTGAAAACCATCATCGTATAAGTCGCCACGTCTTAACATTTCAAGTAAACGTGTTGCAACCATTTGTTGAGTATTTAACACATCCTGCTCGTTATCATTACCTAAAAAAATATCAGTAGTAGCTTCTTTTGATTCATCTACTATATCCATACATAAAACAGAAATACTATAATTAAAAGTATTACCATTGTAAGCAGCTGAATTAATCATTATGTGTGATAAAGGAAATATAGTTTGCTTGTTTAAATCTACTTTAAATATATCGCCCATTGTAACCGTATTTACAAAAGCATCTGCATCTAACTGGTCTTTAATTGCTTTGCTTATTTGGTAAAATCCTTTCATTATTTTTTATTTAACTACGTTTATTAATTAGTTTTATTTCTATTTCTGTCTTTTCTTTTTCAAATGTTAACCACGTTAAACTTTGGTGTATGGGTAACTTGGAAACTTCATCAAATCTTCTAACGTCTCCTTCAGCAAGAGCATAGATACTTGAATACCATCCCCAACGTTTTCCAAATTGTGCTTGTTCAGAATATTCTGCACTTCCTGATTCCCCTCCAAATAGTTTATCGTACTGCTTAATAAGTCGTTGCCTAAATTGTAAAAAAAAACCATAGCACCTAAAACTACGTCCAAAGGTGCGTGACGCATTACATCAGCATAAGTAATAGAACCTTTGTATTCTTCTATTTCATATTTGTTGCCTAACTTATTTACAATAGGCCTGTATAATACTGCCATTGCATTGTGCATTGTATCCCAATCAGTAATATAAGCATCTAAATCCATATATTCACCTGTAGACATTTCATCAAGGTTAGGAATAAAACCAAACTCTACTCCACCCATTTTAAAGCGTTGTACAAACTTATTTTCTTTACTGAATAGGTTGTTAATGTTTGCAGTAATTTCAGCTACATCTTTGTATCTAATTTGTGCTACATCTTTTAAATCTATACCACAAAATAGCTGCACCATTTTCTGCTGCAAAAATTCTGATTCTTCGTTGTCTTTTGCAATAGCTAAAAACTTTTGGTACTGCACCAGTTTTATTTCTGATAGTGAAGTTGGTATTTTTAATTCTATCTTCATTGTTGTTTTTTATTTATTAATAAATATTTTACATTATTGTATTAAGCTACGCATTTAAGCACAAAAAAAGGCAGCCAATTATGACTACCTAATTAACTAACCTATTTAAAACTTAATCTTCATCTGCTCGTTCACATTGTTTGTCACAATATGTTTTTTCACAAGGTTCACCGCAATACCTGCATTCGTTTTCAGGATATTCGTTTGGGTTTAAAAAATCATACCATTCCATAATATTAGTTTTTAAAAGTTTCTTCAATTGCGATTCTACCTATTAAAGAATTTACTACATAAGTAAATAAATTATCTTGCTCTTCTTTTGTTGCTTTAAAGAACTCTTTTTTAAAATCAACATTGTCATTTAAAAAGTTATTAAAAGAGTTTAATAAAAATTCTTGATTGTTGTAGATGTTATTGGTTACAGTTTCAAAGTTGTTTTTTAAAGTTTCCATAATTTGTGTTTTTGTTTGTTTTAACTTGTACAAATATACAAAGGTTATTAACAATACAAAACTATTTTAAAACTTTAACATTTCTTTAACTTTTGTTTAAGTATTCTTGTGCAATTTGATACATTTTCTGCATCTTTTTAATTTCACCTATATTACGAGGCAGGTTAATTACTACCTCAACACCCTTTACGTGGTGGATATAACATTGTATTACTGCTATAATATTACCGTATGTCATTAGTAGACGTAATAAGTACCCTTGTTTGGGTTTTCTAATTGTGAAGTAATTGCATAACGCATTGCATCAATAGCGTGGTTGTATGCGTCAATAGGTTTGTTTAATTTATTACCTTGTTTGTCAGTCATCCAAATGTAGTTTCTTAATTCATTAATTAAGTTCTTGCTTCTTGATGTTACATAAACTTTATTTTGGTTAATTAAATTAAGGCCATATACTATGCTATCTCTACCCTTGCTAACTGGTAACACATTGTGTCCATAACTATTTAACTCAGCTATTGATTTAGGCTCAGCACTATCAGCATAAACTATATCTTGAACTCCATTTGTTTTAAGTAAGTCACTAATATCTGAATTCAGCAATCCTTTTTGGTAAATCAATTCATCAAAGATATACGCATCGTTATATTTGTACATTGCTATTAATGATGTAGGGTCATTTGAGTAGCCCCAATCCATACCATAACATAACAGCCTTGCTTCTGTAGGTAAGTTAATCTCTTGCCAATCAGGAATACATACACCTTCTAAAGAACCTGTTAAACCTAATCCGTATACTTGCCACCAATTAGCCCAATATGCAGAAGTTTCTGCTTTAACTTTTGCTGATTCAATTTCTTTTACAATCGTTTCAGGTAATGCTTCATTATCTAAATAGGTTAGTGTAATAAAATCTACATCATCTTGGTTTATAATTTCCCTATCTACCCAAAACAAGCTTGAAGGGTTGTAGTCTAACCAGATCTCACCACTTGTTCTAATTGCTAATTGATAGTAAGAATCAAAATCTACATTGTTACACTCGTTAACATATAGAACATTCCTTCTTGCTCCTCTTAATTTATCAGGTTGATCAACTGAAAAGAATTCAATATAACTACCATTGCCAAATACATACTTCAAAGTAGACTTATTAAATTGATTATCGTTATACCTACCCAATGCCATCATTATTTTTAAGAAGTCTTTTAAAGCTCCTCTACGTAAATGTGGTATAGATTCAGATACTACACTAATCTCTAAGTTAGGTGTCTTAATTGCTCTATCTATTAATATAGGCAATATAGAAAAGGTCTTAGAAGCAGACGTACCACCTCTAACAACCTTTATACGCTTTTTAAGACGCAATAACTTCTTTAAAGCTGTAGTTACTATGAATTCCATTATCGTTGCTTATATGTCTCCTAAATCTTCTAAGTTGAATATAGGTTGCTCTGTTGTAAGAGTTACATCTTTTGTTTCTCTCGGTTTACCTGCATAGTAGTTATAGAATAATTGAGTGAATTTAAAATCACCTTTCTCTAATCCTTTTTCTAATGCCGCAAATGCTAATGGTTCCAATGGAGTTAACTTCTCAATTAAAGCTACCTCCTCTGCTTTAGGCTTTCTACCTGCATTTTTATTACCACCGTTGAATTTTCTTTTATCTTCCATAGTATAATCATTTAATATCATTATTGAAATAATAATAACTATTTCTTATAGTTGTTAAAGACTCTCTAATTCTTTTTTAACTTTGTACCAATAAGCAGATCCTGTTTCAGATATTAATTCATCAACTAATACTAAAGCACATTCTTTTGCTTCTTCATTAAATAGATCAAACTTATTCCAAAATTTATTTAATATTTGTTTGGCTTTTTCTCTTGGTTCCATAATTACTTATTTATAAATTCATATTCATCAATATATTTTTGTACTGCATTTGGTCTACCATTTAAAGCTAATGATATAGAAGATCTATTTAATCCTGTCTCTCTACATAGTTGAATCATACCACTAAATACTTTACCATCAGATTTTCTTCTTATAGGTTTCATTCTATGTGATTGTTCTTGCTGCATTTTTAAACTTTTGTCCGATAGTCCTAAATCATCTATCAATATTTTTTTGGTTTTATACTTCGCACCATTCTTAATAGCATCTAATACATCAAAGTCTTCTTGTTTCCATTTAGGTCTTGGTAAGTCCCATAGATAAATATTATTGTTATTCGCTTGTCTCAATATTTTGCTTATATCTGAATTTTTCATTTGCCTTTATTAATTAAGTAATACCATAGCCAAATCACTTTTGACCTTATTAGTTCATATAGTGCAATTACAATTAAGTATTTCATAGCTTTATAGTCTAATGTTTTTATTCATTGAATAGAATGCTTCTAATCTTAAAGTGATTAACTCGTGTTGTTCAGTTCCTTTAGTAGCTTCTAATAGGTTGTTTAGGTTTTCAATTATTTTGAATTCGTATCTTGGTTGATTCAATTGCTTTTCTAAATCGTGCAACTTCTTCTTAAAGATGTCTTCTTGTGATAGTTCTTGTTCTACTTCACCACCAAGTAGTTTTAATATTAAATTCTTGCAGTCTAATATCTTTGTGTTGTATTCTTCATACATTGAAAAGTTCTTTAGTGAGTGTACTACTGTAGCGTGATTCATATCGAAGTCTGATGCTATAGATTGTAAGCTTCTTTTCTTATATAGCTTTCTTACTAAATAGAAGTATAATGCTCTGCCTTCTATTATTTCTCGTTTCCTGCAATTTTCTGTTATATCTACTTTTAGTTCTCTTAATATTAATTCTTTTATCTGATTTTCCATTATTAAAATAGTTTAGTTTGATTTGTATGGTTTACTATTCTTTGTATTGCTTTGTCGTAATACTCTTTGTCTAATTCACAAGCTGTTAGTTCAAATCCGTAATCGTGACAAGCTATTGCTATTGAACCTGAACCTAAATGTGTGTCAAGTATTTTATCTCCTTCTTGAGCATATTTATCTAATATCCATTTATAAAGTTTAGATGGCTTTTGTGTTGGATGCATTGGTTTTTCTTGCCATAAATGAGTTCTATGTAGATTAAACATTCTTGTTACTTCTTTTGTAGAAGTCCAAGCCATTTCTCCATCGCTCATTGTTAAATCCTGTTGTCCTTTATACCAAAATATCCAAGACTTTGTAGGTTCTAAAAATTCTGTAAAATAATTACCTCCCCAAATTATTTGGTTTTTAGATACTCTTTTTAATTCGTTGAAATATTCTTCAGATGGTATTGCATTATCCCATCCTTTAAATTCGTGATGTTTTCTTATTTGAGTTCCATTTTTAATACTTTTCTTTTGTCCATCTATTCCTATACCATAAGGCGGGTCTACAATAGCTAAATCAAAATAGTTATCAGGATAACGAGCCATCAAAAGCATATTATCTTCGTTCGTTATTGTTATTTTATCTGTTACTTTCATAGCTTATAGTATTCCACGCATTACATATTGATTCAAATCTACTTCGTCTTGTCCAAAGAAGTATTTGTAATTAGCAATACCTTGTTCAAGTTTGTCTTTACCTTTTTGGTAGAAGTCATCACTACATTCAAAGATTCCAATGTCTAAACTGCCTTTGTCAATACATACAAATATGAATTCATCTACTCCAAACATTTCTTTGTACATATAAGCTTGTAAGTCGTAAGAGTATTTATCTGCTGAATATCTAAATTCATTTAGTCCTGTAGTAGTTTTTAAATCTATTATTTGATTGCCTCTTAAAATATCTGCTTTGGCTCTAAATGGTATTCCATCTATCATAGCTACTTCAGGTATTTCAAATTCTGCACCCATAAAATAACTTGTAGCTTCATTGTTCTTTAGTATTGCATCAGCTAATCTTTCAGCATCTCTTAATTCGTTTGTAGTGTATACGTTTTGTTTTTCTTCTACTGCAAGTTTATATTCTTTTGCTGCTTTAGTTTTACAATCTACAAATGTAAAGTCGTCTATCTTATTAGGTTCAAGTATAAGTGTGTGAAATAGTTTACCATCTCTTAATGGTTGCGTTTCTGCTTGTCCGTATTTTGTAACGTACTTATATGTTTTAGGTGATTTAAGCACCATCTTTAGACTTGATGAAGATAATGCTTGTTTTCCTAAATAACCATAGTAGAAGTCATCGTCATACATATTATCTAATAGTTCCTGTTTGTCCCAAATCTTGTTATCGAATGTTTTAATTTTTTCTTGCATCTTGTATAATTAAGTCGTAAATATAATAGTGTGTTTGTATGTCTCTTTCAGTTGAATCTATCATTGCCATAAATTGGTCATCATTTAATTGTGCGTTGAAGTATTCGTGGTATATCCATTGCAAGTCCCGCTCTAAAGATTGTATCTTGCTGAATATCTTTATAGTTGCATCTTCATTCATATATTGTTATGTTATTTAGATTGTTCATTGTTTCTTCATAGTTTAGAATGTTATCTATTTCTTGCGTAAAGTAAGCTGATTCATTCCAATCCTGCTCTAAAGCTGATAGTACTGCTTTTAGTTTAAGTGCTGCGTAATCGTTTTCTAATGTTTCTAAAACGTAGATTACATTCTCTAATTCTGTTTTGATTTCTTGCTTTGTCATAATGTTTGGTTTTAATGTTGAAGCAAATATAAACACTTTTTTAACAACTGCAAAGTATTAACATAATTTTAACAAAAAAAAGGATAGCTAATTGCTACCCTCTAATTTTAGTTTTATAATCTTTCTGTATACTGCATTAACTCTTTCAGAATTCAAACCTCTATTGTAATTGAATTTCATAATGCGTTGTATTCTTTGTAATGGTGATTGTTTCATATCTATAGTCTTTTAAGTTTCTCAAGATAAAGCAAAGCATCCATCAGTTCTTCTGAAATATGCGTTATCCATTCATCTCTTGTTAAATCATCTCTATCCATTGTAGTGCCATATTTCTTTATTCCTACTTCACTACGTTGTTTGAACTTATTAATTACTGATTGCACTACACTATCTTTTACTTGTGCTTCAATCCATTCGGTCATTGTATCTTTTACTTTCATATCTTATAATAATTTACTTTGGTTAACATATAATTCCATAATCTTTTTTGTTGCTTCATATTCGCTGAACTCTACTTTCTTGTTATTCTCTTTCAAATAGATTACATTTTTATAATCACTTGGAATATATTTGACTATGTGAAATCTTTTATTAGTGTTTGCTTCTAATGAATAAGCAACGTTTCTTTTAACGCAATACACCATAGCATCTACTTCTTTATAGTTTGCCTGATATATTTCTATTTTACGTTTAGCCATCTATTCTTAAAAATTCTGCATTAGCATATTCTGAAAACCACTCTTTGTTATCGTTATACTTTTCAATAACTGCATTTATCATTACAAGTTCATCCAAGTTTGAAGTGGTTAGCTTTGTAGTTAAATCTTCAATACTTCTTAATATGTTTGTAGTCATTTCCGCATCAGTGTTGTAAATCTTCCTGTATTCATCATAAACAGTTGTTTCAAGGTGACTATTCACTTTATTAAGTAAATGCTTTAAAGCACCGTTATATTGCTTTGTGAAGCGTAAATTTTCATTACATTCTAATAGCAGTTGTGATAGTAGTACTGATTTTAAAAATTCTAATTGTATTGGATTTTCTTTCATAATTTTAATGCTTGATTAATTTCTAAATATGTAACTTCTTTTTCTATTCGTTGTGTGTTGTAAAATTGTGTTGTAGCAGGGTTCTTATTGTTTATTTCAAACGTTGGGTGTATCTTATGCAAGTTAAAACTAAATACTCCTTCAGGCGTTGAATTAATATAAATTGGAATATCTAAATGCTTTTCACATTCTTCTATCATTGCATCATATTTTTTCTTTTCAAGTAGTAGTGTTGGGTAGTGTCGTTTCCTGCATTTTAATTCTATTCGATGTCCTGCAGTGGGACTATAACAATCCCACCTTGACATCTGATTTTTTGATTTAACTAAATCAGGGTAAACGTTCAAGCGTAAAAACTCGAACAAATCCGCCTCGTTCCAATTAATCATTTACTTCATATTCGTTAAAAACTTTTCTTAAATCAGAAAGTGTATCTCTCCAACAAGAACCACAATTTGAATGCTGTATTTTAACTTCAAATACCCTTTCGTAAATAGCTTGAATTTGCCATTGTTCGTTTGGTGTTAAGCTGCCTTTCTTTGGTGATATAAAAGGTTTTAAAGCTTCATAATCTGATTCTGTTAAACAGTTAACTTTTCTTCTATAAGGAATTAAGTTGTTTAGTTTTGCTTTACGTTCATCACATCCACAATCTAAACCTGTTGCTTTGCTAAATGTTTCTACTACTTTTTTAATTCCTGTTGCTTCAGTAATTTTTTCGATGGTGTCACCTAATCCTTTTGATGGTGCTTTTGTTCTTGCTTTTGCCATAATTAATAAATTGAGTTATAATCGTTTTCTATGTAATCAGTGTAATCTTTTTGGAATTTATCCTTTAAAATAATCTTGTAATTCTTAATTGAATTGAATATTGAAATTAAACTGATATTAGTTTCTTTGGCTATATCACGCATAGATAAATCTGTGTCCCTGTACAGCTTAAATAGTTTCCTGTCGTACCAATCCCAATTCTTTATTTCTTCATCAATTAACATACAGATGTCATTATAAGCTTTGTGTTCTTCTATATTTGAATCGTCAAATAGTTCCCAACATCCATCAAAAGATACCTTATTAACCTTTTTCTTTTTGTTGTAATATTGATAAAACAAAGAACGCAAAGTAAAGTACATATATCCTTTTCTTACCTCACCACTTGAATCAATCAATTTATCAGCATCTGCATACTTCCAAAGTGCAATGTAAGATTCTTGTACTATGTCTTCAGCATAGTCATATTCACCAAATGTCTGAATAACTTTTATCCATTCGGAATGATGTTCGGCTACTTTGCCAAGCCATTGGTTATTCATAGGTATTCCAAATAATTGTAAAAGATACAATACCTAAAAGAACTTGAATAGTGTGTTCAGTTCCATCGTCAAAATGTTCAGGGTTGTATAACCAACCTACCATAAATCCAATAACAGGGCTAATAATCAATTCCCCACCATACCTTTGAATCATCATTAAGATAACCCATACCACTGCTGCAATAGCAAATAAAATTGTAATCATATAAATAGTTTAAATTAATAATCAATTCTTCTTTTCTGACTATTCTAAACTAATTTATTTTTTATAGATATAATTTAGCATCTATTACACCAAACTTTTTCTCTACTTCTACAGGTCTAACCTGAAAGTTAACATAAACGTGCGTTAAATTTTCATCTTTTTTATACATATTCTTAACTGCATCAGCTACATCTGTAAAATGTAATTCATTTTCTAATTCAATTAAGTCTTCTATTTGTTCTAACTTCAAAAGTACATCTTGCACAAAAGAAAACATAACTTTATTATCACAGAATACTAATCCTGTTCGTGATGCTGAAGTTTTTAATTCCTGAATTTGGTTTTTAATAGTTGTTTTCATTTTGTAAATATAATTAAAAGTTATTAACAATTTAAAATAGTTCAGTTTGAATAATTGGCTTATAGCTTGAATCGTACCTTTTATTTTTCCCTTTTGGGTATGTTTGTATATTTAGTTTTAAATTTTTAATACAGTTGTTTTTGAAAGTTTTACTTCCTTTAAAAAAAATATATCTATGCTTTGGTAAAATTTCAATTTTTGTTAATTGTAGTTTTTTAATTATATCTTTAGAACAAGGAACTAACTCAAAATTACACATTATATCGTCAAATGTATTGTCTAAATTTAATAGTATTTTTAGTTTATTCCAATCGTCTATATTTGGGAAACTAAAACCATCATCTATTCTAAACCAATGTGCAGCAGTGTCTTTATATCCAAATTCTATATCTAATTTTTTAGAAGTCCAAAATCCTTTATTTTTTTTTAAATATAAAGCAATTTCAACTTTATTAATTTTATCTTCATTTAATCTTCTTTTTATTAATTTTGCATTTATTTTATTGTTTTTTTGATAATGACCAATATTTCTAAAATGAAATTCATCTCCAAATTTATCTATTAATTTAGTTGTATTAGAAGTTAAACCTGTATAAATAAAATTAGTTGCTTGATAAATATACCCGTTATGATTCATATTTGCATCAGCAAAAGAAACTATAATTTTATTATTTGGTAATTTTTTAATAGAATTAGAGACAAAGTATGATAACATATTTTTATCTATATTATCATTTACAACAAGTCTATTTAATTCTAAAACATTTTCTTTAAAATCATTACCACAAATACTTTCAGATAATGTGCTACTTGGTGGCATTCCAAAAGTTATAACTCCATTTAAAATATTATCTACATATAAACCAAAAGAATAAGATATACTACAAAGTCTTTTAGCGTAATGCTTATTTAACAACCAATCCTTACATAGATAGCTATCTATACTTTTTACCGAATATTTTTCTTTTATACTCATAATTAAAATACTCCTTTTAATGGGTCGTAAACTGCTCCTTCTACTTGTGGCAACCCAAAGTTGTTTACTTTAAAGCTAAATGTTTCAAACGATGCATTACGACTCCTTTTGCAACTTACAGTTACCAAGTCTTTGTTTACTGTGTTAAGTTCTAATTGTATTTGTGTTTCTGTTTTCTTTTCTAAAAAGCTTCCTAAATGTCCTGTAGGCTTATCTGAACCAAAGTTACTATGAATAACTGTTATAATGTGACAATTCAATTCCTTTGACCATTTCATTAATTTCTGCACTACTGCATTTGATTCTTCAATATTATTTACATCACTACATAAATCCGCTACACCATCTATAATTACTAAACCTACATCTTTACCTTCTAATTTGTTATACAAGTACCATTCTATAAATTGTATGCGTTCTTTAAATCCTAATTGACGTAGTGCAAACGTATGGTATTTCTTTGTATCTATTTCAGTCATATCAATAGGTCTTCTAAAAACCATTTGAGCGTGAAAGTTCCCTTGTTCAGTATCAAAATGTATCAGGTGTTTTCCGTTGCTATAACCTTGTAATTCTCCACCGAATGCATCAAGTCTACCTTTCATATATACAGCACTTAAAAGTGAAATAAAGAATGTCTTCTTGCTTTTAGGCGGTGCCTGTACAAAGCTGAAGTTTCCATAAGTTCCTAATGGTAATGGAAATTCTTTTACACCATCTTTTGTTTCATATGTTTTTGTACCTAAAGATAAAGCAGGTTCAGGATGTTCTATTTTTTGTGTTGGGTCTATTCTTAATTCATCTTCATACATTTCCATAAGGAGCTGTATTGCATCTTTATCTAATTCCATAATGTTTTTTGATTTAAAAAGGGGAGCAATATCCCGTTACTCCCCTGATTTAATTTAGAACGGCAAATCTGAAGCTACTTCTTTAGCAGTTGCAGGTTGCTCTTTTTTTACAGCTACGATGTTTCCATCTGTCCAAACTACTGACCCGTTACCGATGTAGTTTTTAGCTTTTTTAGCTTCACGTTCTTCTTTAGTTTGTGAATCTGTTAAAGAAACATTTTGACCGAATTGGTTTGCTTCATCGTTAATACCGATAGTGAAGTTGTAATAAACTGCTCCATCTTTACCTGCTACAAATTTTTCTTTTGGTAATTTGTCTACTCTTAAACTTACATTAATTAATGCACCCATAATTATTATTTTTTGATTGTTTACTTTGCCTACTCTATTCAGTTTTCGGCTACCCTGTTTTTACGTATTATTTTACTTTTAGTAATTCGTCTTTTACTGCTTTGGCTAATTTATACTTTTTTTCAATAGCTTCTATGTTACCACCGCTTTTTAAGTATTCAATTGATTTAGTAAATTCAGGTGTATTTTTATTTAACCATTTTTTATCATCAACCAGATCAGCTATTTTTATACCGCTATCGTGTTTGTTATTAGCATCAGCATCTTGTGTATCGTCAATTAATAATAGATTACCTAAAGCATACTTTTTAGCATAAGAAGAAGCTGAACCAAATTGCTGCGGTACTTGCATTCCTTTTTGGTTTAAGTCTACACCTACAATTGCAATAGCTGATAGTTCGTTAATTCCATTGTTGTCATATACTGTAGCAGTAGATTCCATTATAGGTAAATCTGAACCTACGTTAATTAATTTTTCTGTAATGGTAAAAGATACTCCATACTTTTCGTTGAATGGTTTTAAACCTTCTAAAATATCTTCAGCACTTCTAAAGTTATATTTTCCAAAGCTGTTAAACCTTGACTTGTTAGCTTTAAATTCAATTTGTATTCTGCTTAATTTTTCGTTTAATGATAACTCTTTCATCTTTAATTTTGTTTTAGTTCG